TTGCTGGTTTGTCAGCTATATTTGCTAAAAATCGTATTAATACTACTGATATATCATCAACAGATGGTGAGCAAGTTGCTCGTGGTGGTGATGCTTTAGCTAGATATATAACTAAAACAATTACATTGGCTGATGGATTTGATGCATCAAACTTAGTAGTTACATTAGATGCATATAAACCATCTGGAACTGATGTTAGAGTATACTATAAAACATTACCTACGGAAGCTACAACTCCAATCGATAATGAATTATGGGTAAGAATGGCTCAATTTAAATCTGTAGCTAACTCAACATCAAATAGTGATTATAAGGAACATAAATTCTATACTAGCAATGCATTTGATGCATATGGTATCCCACTAGCTAATCCAATTTCACCTAGATTTAATGTATGGGCAATCAAAATTGTATTAGTAAGTAATAGTGTTGCGATTACTCCAAAGGTTAGAGATTTACGGTCAATCGCATTGGATAGTTAATATGAATTCAATAAAAGTTGAAAACGAAAGAGGATTGATTAGAGATACTAACTCTAATGCAATCCTCAATACTGACTTAGATGAGTTACATAAACATAGAGCTAAGATGTTTGCAATACATCAAAAAGATAATAAAATTCAAGAACTAACATCTAGAATTGATAATTTAGAATTATTAATTCATAAGATGATAGATAAATAGATATAATATATAAGGAAAGCATCATCTAATGGCTACTCTAATCTTGCGATTAATAAAAGGTTCACCTCTGACAAGTGCAGAGATGGATGCAAATTATTCGAATCTAAATGATGATATCGCTACAAAATTACCAACAGCATCATATACTGCATCAGATGTTCTTAATAAGATTAAAACAGTTGATGGGTCTGGTTCTGGGTTAGATGCCGACTTATTGGATGGATTAAATGCTGATTCAGCAAATACTGTAAATACTATTGTAGCTAGAGATGCATCAGGTAACTTCTCTGCTAATATCATTACTGCTACTTTATCAGGTAATGTATCTGGTAATGCTACAAATGTTACTGGAGTTGTGCAAGTTGCTCATGGTGGTACTGGTGCTACAACAGCTGATGATGCTCCATTTGCTAAAAAGGGTAATAATACTGATATTACATCAATGGGTAACTTCTCAGCTGGTGTAATAACTGCAACATTCAATGGTAATTTAACAGGAACATCTACAAATGTTACTGGTATAGTTGCTGTAGGGAATGGTGGTACTGGTGCATCATTAGCAATTAATGCACCTTTTGCTCTTAAGGGTACAAATTCTGATATAACATCATTAAATTCACCATCATTAGGTTCAGCAACAGCAGTAACTCAAGCAGCAACAGATGTATCAACAAAAGTTGCAACAACAGAACAAGTTAGAAATGCAATTATATATGGAGCATATCCTGGAGCAGTATCATTTTTTGCTACATCTACAGCACCAACTGGATGGCTAAAAGCTAATGGTGCATCATTATCTACAACTGCTTATACCGATTTGTTTGCTAGAATCGGATATACATTTGGTGGTTCTGGTGCTAATTTTAATTTACCAGATTTACGAGGAGAATTTTTACGCTCATTGGACGATGGTAGGGGTATTGATACAGGTCGTGGATTGGGTACATGGCAAGAAGGTACATATGTTTCAGACCAAGCATGGCAAACAATTACAATTGGTATAGCATATGAAGATGGTCCATCCCCAGGTGTATGGCAATCTGGTTCATCGGGTGGTGGTGCTGCTGGTACTGGAAGAACTTCGTATTGGCATAGAGTTAAGCCTCGTAATGTAGCATTACTAGCATGTATTAAATATTAAGGAAAATTATGAAAATATATCATTACGATGTCAATACAAAAATATTAACAGGTGAATCACTAGCTGATGAGAGTCCATTACAAAAAGGAGTATTCTTAGTACCAGCAAATTGTACAACACTTGAACCAATCCCACCAATAGATTCAAATGATGTACAAGTATTTGAAAATGGAGAATGGGTATTAAAAAATGATAATAGAGGTACATATTGGGATTCGTCAGGTATAGTACATAATATTGTTGTTATTGGTATTGACCCAAACCCAACATGGACTAAAACTCCACCAAAAACATATGCACCATTATCTGCATGGCAAGTTCGTAAAGTTTTAAATCAATTAAATTTACGAGATAGTGTAGAATATGCTGTATCACAAGCATCTCAAGATACCAAAGATGCATGGAATTATGCAAAAGAATTTGAAAGAAATGATGATGTATTGTTAGCTATGGCTAGTGTATTAAATATAACAAGTGAACAGCTAGATGGTATGTTCGAATTAGGTATCACATTATAAAGGAAAAGATATGCCAGATTTAAACCCAATTTTTAATTACATTTTTAGTATATATCCATTACAAATTATCATATCATTGTATGTGTTTTGGTTGTTATACTTAGCAGTTATGAACTTATATAAAGCTCATTTAACAAAAACAATTACAAAACCAGCATTAATTTTAGGTTATCCAATTTTAGCAATTGGTGCTGTTGTTGATGCTACATTAAACATCACATTATTTACAATTGTTTTTCTAGAAATTCCGAAAGAATTACTATTAACTAAAAGAATGCAACGACATATTAAATCTGGTTCTGGGTTTAGATATAACATTTCAAGTTTTATCTGTACCAAATTTTTAAACGCATTTGACCCTAGTGGAAATCATTGCGATTAATCTTATATAAATAATATAACAACTTAAAGGTATTATCACATGGCAACTCTAGTTCTTAGATTAGTAAAAGGCTCTGCACTTACTAATGCAGAAATAGATACAAACTTTACTAATCTCAATAATGATATTGGTACTAGAGTTTTATCAACATCTTATACTGCATCAGATGTATTAACAAAAATTAAAACAGTTGATGGTTCTGGTTCTGGTTTAGATGCAGATTTGATTGATGGTATGAATGCAGATACAGCAAATACTGCATCAACAGTAGTAGCTAGAGATGCATCAGGTAACTTTTCGGCTAATATCATATCAGCAACATTATCAGGTAATGCATCAACATCAAGTGCATGTTCTGGTAATTCAGCAACAGCAACACAATTATCATCAACAACACAAGTAAATGTTATAACAGGTAAGATTCAATCTATGCCTATGGTGTTTAATGATGGTACATTTGGGTCATTTAACTGTAGGTCTACTGGTACTGGTGATAATAACTTGGCTGGAGTATCATTTAACAATGACACATATGCTATTAAGATGGGTATCCGTTCTGATGGTGTTTTTGGTATTGGTGGATGGTCTCGTGCAGCTTGGTCGTGGTATTCAGATGCATCTGGTAATATGGTATCAGCTGGTAATGTAACAGCATACTCAGACCCAAGATTAAAAACAAATATTGTTAAAATTGTAAATCCATTTGACATTTTAAATGCTATCAATGGTGTAACATTTAACTGGAATAACCATTCAAAATTAATTCAAAGCAAATGGGGTAGTAGAGATTATGGTGTTTTGGCTGATGAAGTTAAAGCTGTTATGCCAGAAATTGTAGTTCCTAGTATTGTAGATGAAGAAAATAACGAAACATATGATACAGTATGTTATGAAAAACTTGTACCAGTATTAATTGAAGCGGTAAAACAATTAAAAATTGAAATTGATATTCTAAAAGGATTGTAATGACTTTACCAGTTAGTGGGTCAATTTCACTCAATGATGTAAATACAGAATTAAATATTGCTGTAAATACGCAAATAAGTCTAAATCAATCTAATGTTAGAGGTTTATTCTCTATGGCATCAGGACAAATTAGTATGTCTGATGGTCATGGTAAAGCTAATGAATTCCCATTTAATCTAGTGGGGGGAACTGATGTAAACTTAATTTCACAAGCAATAGCTGCTGGTTGGAATGGTGTATCAAAAATTGTAGCAACATTACCTACTGGCAATGTAATATATGCATCATCAACAGGAACTTATGCTCTAACCATATCAGGGTCAGCTCCAAATGGAATTAGACTAGTAAATAATGGTACTATTGAAGGTCGAGGTGGTAATGGTGGTGGTGCTGCTGGTGTTATTACAGGAGTAGGCTCAGTTGCTGCTGGGGCTGGTGGAACTGGTGGTACAGCTATATATGTAAGTACAAATTGCTCTATAGATAATACCAATGGTTATATCTATGGTGGTGGCGGTGGCGGTGGCGGTGGTGGTATGGTAAGCTACGGCAAAGGTGGTAGTAATGGTGGTGGTAGTGGTGGTGGTGGTATCGGTATATCTGTAGGTGGTGGACAAACTAATAGTTTTTATGTAGGTGGATATGGCTCTGGTGGTACATTAACAACTATAGGAATTGGTGGTGCTGGTAGCTCTGCAAATGGGTTTGCTGCTGGTGCTGGTGGTAATGGTGGAACATATGGTACTAATGGTAATGCTGGAGTTACAACAAGTACAGCAAATGCTATATACATAGGTGGGGCTGGAGGTTTAGCTGGTTCAGCAACAATAGGTAATGCGTACATAACATGGATTAATTCTGGAATAAGAGCAGGAGCATTAAATTAATGGAAATAACATCTGAAATAATTAACATAAATGAAGTAACTATGGTTGTTACTATAAAATATACATTAGTCGATATAAATGAAAGTCTTATTTATAATATCAATATTCCCATAATTGATGGTGAATATGCTGATTTAGAATATTTACTAAATTTGGTTGAGCAACAAAAACCAATTGCTCAATTTAAATCTATAATGGATTTGAAAAATGTAGAAAAACCTCACTATATTAATGATTTTAAATTAAATATTACTAATGATGATTCATATATTGAGAATAATAAATTAGAAGTAAAGGCTAGATTACAAGAAACAGATTGGACTCAACTATCCGATTCTCCTCTAACAAAATTAGAGAAGGATGCTTATAAACAGTATAGAAAAAATTTACGTCTTATAGATGTTAAATTAAAACCTGAAGATATTGTATATCCAGCATCTCCAACAAGTGAATATAGATAATGAAGGATATTAGTGAGTTACTGGCATCATTAATTAAATCTGCTGGTAAAGACTTACTCTATTATGAGTTGGGTGTGTATAAAGGTAAAAATTTAGTCAATATAAATAACTTATGTAAAAATATAAAAAAAATTGTAGGGATTGATTCTTACAAAGAATATATTGGTACATGGGGTGGTAAATATTTCGTTGGTGATAAACTAGCGGAATTAAATAAATCAATTGCACATAAAGCAATTAAAGGCAAAAATAAAATATCAATTATAGAAAAAGACTTATTTGATATAGCATTAGATACAGATGATAATTTTATAGATGTAGTCTTTATTG